TGGCCGGCAAAGTAGCCGCCGCCGTAGTACTGGTCGTTGCCGTCCTTGGCGATCCGCAGACCCTGGTAGTCGGTCGGGTTCATGACGATGCCGTCAGCGACAAAGCCGCTAGCGGTTTGCACAGCGGTCATGGCGCGGAAGATTGCGTCAGCAACCGACTCGCCTACACCCTGAGTGATCGTCTGGATACCCGACCGGTTCAAAATGCCGCGCAGGTTCGGGGAAGTGCCGTTGCCCGAAAGCAAAGCGGCTTCCTCGCGACCCAGCAGGTCGTAACGAGCGGTCCCCTCGATTTCAGACACGACGTAGGGGATGTCCTCGGCCATGTCGTCGGTGAGCTTGAAGAACCCAGCAACCTCGCCCAGCGCGTCAGTAACCCAAGTCGGGTCAGCAACGTGCACCTGAGGCTTCTGGCCACCCTCGCTCACGAACGCGGTGGCACCTTCGAGTGCACCGAACACCGGGTAGGTGATGGCGTTACCCGAAACAGTGCCAGACCCCATGAGATCGGCGATCACCAGCGGACGCTGGTAAGGCAGCACGAACGAGCGGTCAACGTCGGTCACGAGGGGGCCGAACGCACCACCAGACGAGCCGACAGACTGCACGTCAGAGGACGCCTTGAACTGCGGAGCCACGAAAGTGCCAGGCTCCTTCAAGGAACGACCTGTTGCCTTCAGCGACTGAGCGAAGTGCTCACCGATGGAGCGGGCAGGGGTCTCGTCTGACTTAGCCAGACCGCTCATGCCAGCAATGCGGCCCATGAGGTCATCTGACTTTCCAGCGGCCTCGATCTTCTTGTCCAGTTCCTCAATCTCAGCGAACTTCGCCTCGACCTCGGCACCTTCTTCGGCGGTCAGGTCGCGCTGGGCGTCCTTAGCGGCCTTAATGATGTCCTGCGCAGCCTTCAACGCGGCGGCGCGCATCTCCTTCAGGTTCATTTCGAACCCCCTTCTGCACCCGTTGCGAGTGCGTGCATTTTGATTTGCGCCAGAACCACAGCGGACGGGCTGCTCTTCGGCTCCTCGGCAGATACGGGCGACTTGACCCCTTCGGGTTCCTCGGCGCTGGCATCTGACTTGGCCTCAGGCGGCACGCTGGCCTTCTCCTGGTCATTGCCGGTCGGTTGACCGGACTTGCCGCCCTGCTCGTCAAGGGACGAGAGGACAGAGTCAATGGCGTCACGCGCTTCTTTGAGCGCGGACTCGTTCTTGGCCGACAACACCCGGCCCGCCTTCACGGCAGCAGCAAGGTGCTTCACGGCCAGAATCTCAGTCTCCTGATTCGCGCCAATTGGCACGATGGAGACCTCGTACAGCTTCAAGCGGTCCAGTGAGAAGTAGTCGCCCCATTGGTCGTTTTTCGCAGGAGCGCCTTCCACAATGTCGTACGCAAACGACATCTGGTTGATTCGGCGACCCTTCAGCAGTTTGTAGACCTTCTGGGCCTTCGGCTCTTCAACATCAAGGAGCGCGGTGACCTTCAGGCCACGCTCGTCCTGCTCAGCCTTGACGACACCGCCGATGTTCGAGAACGGGTCTGCCATGTCGTGGCCGTACAGCACCGGGATGGTGTCGCCCTTGCTGGCCCACTCGGCCAACGTGTCAGTGAAAGCGCCGGGGCGAACCACGTCGCCGTAGGAGTCTTTGACCTCAAACACTGAGGCATAACCAACGAACTCGCCCTCGCTCAACCCGTCATCGGGACCGGCCTTCACGTGGGTCAGAGAAAATGATTTACGCACAACGCCCTCCTTCTCGGGGGGTTAGGAGATGTCAATTTGCAGCGAGCAGTTGCAGCCCGCCACCTCGTCTACGTCGGGAGAATCGCCCGGCCACATCGCGCCGTTTGAGAAGGTCTCGTCAAGGCCGACCGTTTCGCCGTTCATGCGGGCATGGGTCGGGCGAGGGTTCGCGCCAGCGATCCACGTCTTGGAGGCAGTGCCGCCCTCGTCGTGAGTGATTTGAGCTGCAGCCTCGTGAACCCCGAACGCGGCGATGAACGTTGAGATGCCAACTGCAGCACCAGGTGCGCGGGTCGTCTTTGCATCCTCGAACACCTTCGCCGGGTCGCCTTCGCTCGCCAGCGCGGCGTCGAGTTGGGACTTGGTGGTCAAGTTGATGTTCGATGCGTAACGCGCTGTCACTGTGGTCAAGAACTCCACGGTGCGATCTGGTGAGTACCCATCAGGGAAGCCCAGCCGCTTTGCCTCAGCCGAACCAACAAGCTCATCTAACGTGTGTGCGACCTTCAAGAGATCCTTGGCCAGTTCGCTGTTCCAGCGCCCCTCATCCCACCAGTCAGCACCCGAGCCGATGCGCGTCAATACTGCCTTGCCTTGACGGGCGAAGAACGCCGCCAACACTTCGGCAACCTTCTCGCGCTGGGCTGGTGATGCGGCCTTGTGCTGCACCAACGCGGCCTTGGGGGCCGAATCGGTAGGCGATGCCTGACCACCGATCAGCACGTTCAACGGGACCACAAGACCATCAGCCTCAGGGATAGTCGGGAGGTTCATACGCGCCCGCGCCTCAGCGCGAGTCATCCACGGAGCACCCACCGCCGACTGTAGCGCCGTGGTCTGTTCCTCAAAGGAGCCTTGCAGCTTCTCAGCGATGTTGAACTCGAAGTAGAACCGCTCAGGGTCCATGCCCAGCATCGGCAACAAGAACCCGTTAAGGCGGTCCTCAATCTGGGCCAGCAGGGGGCCGAGAGTGTCGCCGTAGAGCATTCGCCGAAACTCGCGGACGTTGGAATAGTTCGCGCCGTCGTTCTGGCCAACCATTGTCGGATTGACGTGAAAGGCGGCAGCGACAGTCACCATCGAGAGCTTCGCGGCTTCTACGAACTGTTGTTCTTGGGCGTTGAAGTCGATACGGCGAAGCGTCATGCCATCTTCAAGGATCGGGGTGCCTCCCGAGCCGGGGCCGTTGCCCGTGAACTTGGCATACCAGTCCTCGCGAAACTGCTTCCTGGCAGCCTTGCCCCAGTCGGGTGCATCAGCTGGTCGCTCAATAACCGCAGAGACCCTGCCGCCGCGCTTCCAGACCTGCCCGCGATAGGCGGCGGCTTCAAGCTGCTCATTCAACGTCTGTCGCAGCGCCTCCACTGTGGGAGAACCGCGCAGCGGGTCAGTGGGGGAGTAGCCCGTAAAGGAAAGAATGTTCTCGGCGGGGATTGTCACCGTCGAGTCACCTGCTGCGATCTGCCAAGAGTTGACCCGAAAGATGTCGAAGTCTTTGGGTGCGATCCATGAGGGTGGAATCCGGCGAATCATCCAGCCAGTTGGAGTGTCGGATGAGGGCCCGACGTACCAATGCGCTCGGTCGTACAGACACAGGTCGCCCACTAGAGCGAAGATCAGCTCATAGGTGGACATCGACCCATCCACGGTGCGCAGAGTTCGCGCAGCCAATGACGTACGGTCGCGGCGACGGTCCTCACCGACCCGCTCAAACAGGTGTAGCCCTAGCTGGGCGGTGTTGCGAGCCAAGAACGACACTACAGCCCGCAAGTGCGGCTGGGTCGCAAATAGCTTCGCAGGCGACAACTTCTCCTGCGAGCCCTGGATCTCATTCCACCAGTCCTGCCAGGACCCGAAAACGGTCTCGCGGGGGGTGAAGATTGATGGAACACGGGTGCCCTTGCGGTCAAACAGCCCCACAGCCACACCCCCTAAACAGTCAGCACGCCGCGTGATTCATACGCGGACTTCTTTGATTTCATCGGCTTCTTCATCAGCAGCCAGACGGCAGCAGTCGCAGCCACCAGCGGTGCGATATCAACAGGCGAGTTTCGGCGGTCCCACAAGAACCTGTCCCCTGAGGGTTTGGTTACGGCGTTGGCGGCGGCAACATCGAGGGCGGGTTGCGGCAAGTGACGCAGCCCCACCAATTCGCCGTCATCGGTCAGCGCGCCCTCGCGAACCAGGTCGTAAAAGTCACCAGTCGCGGCAGGTAGGTCCTCGGACTTCCACTCCACGACAGGTAGGCCAAGCTCGGCCAGTTCGGCCATCAGCGACGACACAGGAGCGCCCTTCGACTGCCCCGCAATGTCCCTGATGCGCTTCAAGCGCTTCGGCTCGCTAAGCCAATCAGCGACCCACTCTTGGCCAGCACGCTGAGCAACAACCTCGACCTGGGGCCGACCATCAGCGCGATAGCCGGCAAAAGTTACGTACGTCATCGTGCGGTCGTGCGAGACATCAATGCCAGCACGGACCTTGCCCACGATCCGCCAGTCAGGCCCCGGCGAATCACCAGACGAACCGATCCAGCGGCCAGCTTCCCAAGTACCCAGAGGGAACGGACCCTCTGCAGACACGTCCAAGAACTGGCAAAGCACTTCGGGCCGAAACACAAACTCGGGGTCAGTCCTCGCAGCCGCAGTAATGGTGCGTTCAGCGATGCCGTTGGGGTAGTTCA